AGCATCTTCAAAACCTTCTAGATCTAAATCCACGTGACACTCTAATAAAGTAAAAATATCTTCGTTAGAAGTTTTAGATGTACCCTCTAACTCTCTTTCTTTTTTTTCTACATCTGTTTCTTTGTGTCCAGGTTTACCTAAATCTATATCTCTATAAAAACCCGCCACTTGTTGTTTACGTAATTCATTTTCAGAAATTTTTATTCGATGAATAATTGCTTCCGCATCATCTAATGAGGTAGCTGTGTACGGAACAATTAAATCATCTGCTGGAACAAATTTAGATACTGCTCTTTGTTCCACTTCATCGTAGTATACTTTTTTAAAAGTACTACCTGAAAGAGGTAAGTGAAATAACATAGAATCAAACTCAGGTTCGTACTCCTTCATTTTTTCCATGATTTGATAATTCATAAAATCTTTAACACGTGATGCCTGTTGAACTTTTTCTGGAGTTTGTAATCCAAGTAGTTGTGTTCTAACTGGACCATCGGCTGGTAATAGTTCTTTATAAGCTAGTGCTTGAAATTGTGTGACTGCTTCTGCTAATACTGGGTGAGTTGCACCAGATGCACCACTAAATGGTTCTGATCTATTGTCATATTTAAATCCTAATAAATCTAATCCTGATGTATAAGTTTTTTCCCAATCTTTTCTTGATGAAACATAGTCTTGATACTTAGACGAAAGATCTGAACCTAATCTACCTAACACTTCATCTGGTAAAAAATCTGCAAGGTTTGCATAGTGCTCGTCACCACCTTCTGGTGTAGCAGCTGATGGATCTAAATTTATATCAACAGATCCGTCTTCATTTTCTTGAATGTCAACTGGGCCAAGAGATTCTTCTTGTGCTTCATTTTCTTCAATTACTTGTTCTTGTATTTCCTCTTCTCCAGGAATTTCAAATTCTTTTCTGACTTCGTTTGGAAGTGCTTTGTCTATATCCGCCATTTATTTTTTCTCCAGATTGTTTGACTGTTTTAACAGTATTATATGTAATATTCAAGCCCTGAGGCGTGGGTCCGGCTTCAGGAGGTAATAAGTGTTTCTTTGGGTATTTATTCGTCATAAGTATATTTTCTCATGTTTTCTAAATCATCGTCTTCAATGTATTCTTCAACATCTTTAAGCTTGCCTTCTGCATCAGGTCTAGCGCTTGCTTCTCTGTAAGTCACGCCTCCGGTCTCAGGGTCTACTTCTATTTCTATTTGATTTTCTTTATAAAGCATATCTCCATCTTGATCTACTTCTCTAATGATTGTTTTATTACCTTGCTCTGTAACAACATAATTATCTGCTTGATAAACGTCTTTAAATTCATCTGATCTGTTACCTGTAAAATATTTCATTCCTGTTGCTTCAGCTTTTAATTTAACCTTAGCAATAAGATCACTTATAAAATCAGGGATACCTTCGGCAGTTCTTCTAACTGTTTCTATAACAGCTGGAGCAACTTTTACAGCAGGTTTAAAAAATTTACCTAGAATGGGAATAGATGCAAGACCTCCTGCAATTTTCATAAATTTTCTTTTGGAAGGATCATCTGGTCCATCTGCAAAACTTTGTCTAGAAATTAATCCACCATTAGCTGCCATAATTCCTTCAAATGCTTCAGGATCTCCTCTACGCATTTGTCCAACAGCTTCTTGTTTTTCTTTTCTAAGTAGTTCCTCTCTTTGTTCATCAGTTAGAGATTCTAACAATTTTTTTCTTTCTAACATATATTTACCACCTTGATAAATACCTTCTCCCGCTAATGTTGCAATCCCTAAAGGTGATGCAACTCTTGCAGCACGCATTGCCATTTTTGGTGAAAGACCTAAATTTAAGATTCTTTGAAGTATTTTATTTTTTGTAAGTGCTTCTGTTCCTTTAACAAGACCTGGTGCAAAAGCAGCTTCGGCTCCTGCAGTTAACCGTCCCTCTGTTGTTCTTGGATCAAAAGTTCCATCCAATGCTTTTGTTGATAAAACAACACCTGCTGGTGTAGTCAAAGCAAACTGTAACGCATCTTTTAAACCTTGTTTTAGTAAAGCAGGATCAGCCATTGGATTTGCACTAAGTTGCATAGCTCTTTGTGTAATCTCTGGTGACATTTCAATATTTTTCTTTTTTAACATGTCAATTAATAAAGGTCTTGTACCTACTTCTTTTTTACCAACTTTTGTTGCTATGTCTGGTCCTAGCGAATCATAAAATTTTGTCAAAGCTTGTTTTTTTCTATTGTAATTAAGAAGACCACTAAGATTTGAACCTGATTTTATTTTTTCTTGTTTTAGTAAATTATTAAAAGTTGCATTTAAACTCACTCTGTTTCTACCTTCCATTAAATTTTGATCTGCAAAAGTAAGTTGAACATTAAAAGGGTTTTTATTGAAACCTTCTACGTGATGAATATGAATAGGGTTATCTCTTGCTCCCAATACTTTATCTGCATTTTCTATAATTGGTTTCATTAAATTTTCTCTATATAAAAAAGCTTTTTGTTCATAAGGTCTTAAAACATTCTGGGGATCAGAACCTGCTTTAGCAAGATCTTCTACTAAAGAATCATATCTAAATTTTTTTCCATTTTTGTCTGTTAAAACAAATTTTTGTGTTTCTGCTTTGCTATATTTTTTTCCTTTAATAATCTTTTTATTTAATTTAAAAGGTGAATTGTTTGAAATAGAAGTTCTTTTTAATAAATCTTCCCACAATAAAGTTTTACCATCTCTTACATTTCTGTAAAAAGTATTTGAATCTTTTGTTCTAAGTCTATTTCTTTCATTTGTTTTTTCATAAAAAACTCGTTGAGCTTCTTCTCCTCTTAAACCTGTTTTTGTTTCAAAATCATATTTCTTTTTTCTATCAAGTCTTTTTTGACGTTTTTCAGGATCTGCTTGTTCTATTAAAAATTTTCTACGATCTGATATTTTTGAATTTATAGCTTGATCATCAAGAGCCAACAACGCTTGATATTTTTCAGGTTTGTTTTTATATAATTTTTTTGCATATTTTTTATATTCGGCTCTATCTTTGTCTGTAATTAATCTAGTTTTATCAGATCCAGCGTATGCAAAAGTTTTTGGAAATAGACCTTTCTTTTTAGCTGCATTATATCTTCTATCTATAGATATTCCTTGAAATTGTTTAGCTTGTCTTGGATCTGGAATATAATTAGTTTTTTCATTTAAATACTTAGCAAATTGATCGTTAGTTAAATTTTTATTTTCTTTTCTAAGTTTTACAAAAGTTTTTTCATCTAAAAAATTTGGAACTGTTTCCTTTAAATTTTTTGCAGTGGTAGATTTTGCAAAACCTGCTTCAGCAAATTCTTCTCTAGTTTCTGTTTGAGGTGTAGATGATCTTGTTAACCAAGACATCATTTGATTGTAGTTTGCTATCTTATTTACTTCAGACATTAAAGTCCCATCAAATAGTTTAGGCCGCCTTGTGCATTATCTTTTCTAGTTTTTTTAAGTCGTTGAAGAATACTAATAATCTCATCTGGGTCTCTTCCTTGTCCTGCTAACTCCATTGCTTGATCTAATGTTGCTAATGCTTCAGCTTTGTTTTGTGGATTGGGGTCATCTATAATTTCACTTAATAGTTCATCATTAATTCCCGGATATTTTTGTTTTAATTTAAATCTTTCTGTCATTTTAGGCATCATGTCTTCACCCTCAGTCTCATCAATAAATTTCACAACTTCTTCGTCAGTCATTCCTTTTGAAGGATTTTTAGGAACATCAATATCAAACAAACCTTCCATCTCTATCATCTCATCTATATTTTTTAATCCTCCACCTCTTTGGTCTATTTCAATTAATTCTTCTGCAAGATTATTAACATCTCCTATTGAATCTCCAAAAGTTTCAGAAAAAACCCCTATTGGATCTCTTCCTTTTGGTATCTCAATATTTTTTCTATCTAATATTTTTCTGGCAATTGTTCTTGTAAGTCCTTCTGCTAATTGTAAACCTTGTTTAGGTTTATACATTGCTTCCCGCTCTTTCATGATGTCGTCAATTTTTTTAGAAGCACCTTCTATTCTATCCATAATAGTTCCCGAGGCCTGACTCGGTGACTCTTCTACTCTTTTACCTCTTTTGTCTACACCCGGTTTAAATGATGCTTCGATAACTTCGCCTTTAGTTTTAACTTTACCTTGACTTAAAGATTCAATTCCTTCTTTTTTTTTAAATGGAATTACATTCGAAGGTTTAGTGTTACCTGCATCAAAAGCATCTTTAATTTGATTTTTATATCTATCAAATTTTTCACCCAACTCTCTTCGTGCAAGTCTATAAGCATCATCAAGAGATTTAATTCCACCTGATTTAGTTAAACTTCTAATTGCTTGTAATAATTTTATGACTGGTCCCATCAATAATATGTCCTCTGTTTTTGTGGAAGTGGTTCATCCTCATAGTCTTCTGGGTGTTGAATCAATCCACCTTGTCTAAATCTCATCACTGCTTGAGTCATAGAGTCGACCAAGTCGTCATGATCCCCAAAAGGAAAAGCTGCACATTCTTCTATAACTTCCTGTGCAAACTCCATTTCTTTAGGAGCATAAATTTTTCCTGACTCAAACAACGGCGAAACGCTGTTTACCCTCGTATGTTTATCGTTACCTTTGGAGGGTGAGAAGTTTATAACAGGTATACCTAGTTTTCGCAACTCATATGTTAAAGGAAGCCCTGAAGCTTTAGACTCAATAATTACTGTTTCAGGATTCCAGTAGCCGTACTGATCCATAGCAATACGTCTTAGCTCTGGAAATTCATATCGACCTTTAAGTGCATCTACTAAAATTAAACAAGGTCCACTATCTTCAGATGGTGTAAACACACCCCAAGTAGTAATAGCAGAGTAGTCAGCAGTTTGTTTTTTCATAAATGCTGTATCATAAGATTGTATAACATGTTCTAGTGGAGGAAGATCACCTTCCCAATCTTGCCACCATTCACGTTTGATTAAAGCTCCTTCTTCACCGGTAGGATTCTGCATGTATTGTGCATTCCATTTAGAAAGAGGTATTGAAGCACGAACACTTTCTAAATCCTTAATGTTCCAGTACTCCGGCCACAGGGGATCACCACTTGGTAAGATAGCAGGAAACTCAATTACTTCCCACTGGTCGGCCTTAGGTTCTTTTTGTGCTCTAATTAATCTTCCTGCAAGATCTTTTTCATTCCATCTTGTCATTACAATTACAATAGTTCCACCAGGTTGAAGACGTTGACGTGGACCAGATGTATACCACTCATAAGTCCTATCTAACGCTTGAGCATTCATTGCGTCTTGTTCAGTATGTGGATCATCAATAATCAAGAGATCGGCACCACGGCCTGTGATAGCAGAGCCAACACCGGCAGCATAATATTCACCACCTTGTTCGGTTTCCCACTTTCCAGCAGCTTGAGAATCTTCTTTAAGTCTTGTTTTAAAAACTTCTTTATATTCTGGAGTATCCATAAGTTGTTTTGCTTTACGTCCAAACCTTACTGATAATTCAGTTGTGTTAGTTGATTGAATAATTTTTAATTTAGGATTTCTACCTACCAT